AGTAATCTTCAAGATACACTTTGATATTCGGGTCGAGTTTTAGATGCACCATTATCCAATTGCTTAATGCGTGAAATCTTTCTTGCTGAGACTCCCAATCTTTATAAAGCCATTCTCCAACAATTTTATTGTCAGCAAAACAACCCAAATATTTTTTCTTGGCAGTTAGATAGTATATTTTACAATTTTCCCAAGCAAAATTTTCAGCAAAAGATAAACATATAGCAGGACTGGTCATACTATAATCTATCCCTACGGATTTAATTTTTGGGTTGAGCTCAGTTTCCAGTCTGTTGTTTATCATAATATCTTCTGTCATAAATAACTCATTTTTAGACCATTTTATAAAGGTAGGGTCAAACACACTTACGCTTCCTAAAAGCGTCCAAATACCCCTTTAAAATGGCTCTGGCAGCGGATTTACCGCCAATCATCCTACGAAACTCCAGTTGGTGTAAAGGTTATATCACAACCATTTCCGTCTTGTCCACCACAAGCGAGTTCCTGTGACGCAATAGTCGTATCTGTAGATTCATATTTGGACAATATACCCCAATCTACATCTTTAGGCATTTTCTTTAAAAATTCGTTATATTCTTCTTCCGTACAATCTTGGTACGGCGCTTGTTTGTAGACGTGGTCAGTAAATGGTAAAAATGACACTCCACTCATATAATCAAAGTTATCATAAACCCATGCTCCCACTTCCATCCATTCTTTTTCTTTCACGGAAATCGTTACAGATGGTTTATGTTCGCACCAATTCTCTTGATAGATTTTCCAATTTTCAAGTTGTTCAATCGCAGTCATATCTGTTCTAAAAACTGCGTCCTTATCTGCCTTTTGTGGAAATGAAAAAACAACATTATGTTTATTCATATAATCTTCTTCTGAAGGAAACCCAATATCAACCATCATTTTGGATAATGGGTCTTTTACATCTCCACGAACTGTACGAATATAAAATGGATTATGTCTTGCATGAATACCAGACGCAGAATCTACTAATTGAGAAACTGTACCAGATGGTTTCACACAAGTAATCGCAACCGATTGATTAATACCAATATCCTTTGCATATTTTTTATTTGTGTCAATCGCAAGTTGTTTTAATTCTTGTAATCTTTCATTCAATCCTTTTTCTTTACCATTTGTAAAACGACATTCCATTATACCTGTAAGAGAAACCCCGAGGAGTCTTTCTTCTTGACAATTCTTTTTCCATTCTTTTGCAATATATTTAAAATTAACTAATGTGGATTGAAAAGTGCCTAAAATAGTCGCAAGTCTTACCTTTTCCTTTAAGGTTTCCATAGTATCTTCTGGTCTTATTACAACTTCTGATAAATTACAAAATTCTCTTGAACGTAAGATGATTTCAGAACAAGGATTCGTTCCAAATTCTATCCCATCAGTTTGTCTCCTGCCATTTTGAGAAGCAATCTTAACAGCCGAAGCACGATTAAAGATTCCTCTTTCACCAGATTTAGAATCATACAATGACCTCCATTCTTTTAAGAATATTCCCATATCTGGAGTTTCACTATATATCGCAGAATTGTTTGCTAGCGCTCTCTGTGGTTCTGTTTCCCACCATCTTCCTGTCTTTGCAGCTCTCATTCTATCATCAGATAAATTAGAAAGAGAAATTAATGCAGAACGTCTTACACCACCCACAACAACTATCTCTGCAATCTTACAAATAATATCATGACATTCAAGAGAAGTAAGTTTTCTGCCAGCTGCGTTACGTAATACCTTTACACAAAATTTAAATAAATCATCTAATGGTTCTGGTCCGGATGCACGACCACCAAAAGTTTTTAATGGTGCACCTGATGGTCTTACTTTACTTAAATCCCACTTTGGAATTTGTCCATGATATACCATTGCAAGAAGTTCTTTAAATGCTTTTGCCCAACCAAGTTTTGAATCTGCGACAACTATCTTTGTATCACTTGGATGAAATTCCTCTGCAACATCTGGAAGATTACTAACTGCTTGTCTATCAACAGAAAACCCAACACCCGTTCCATTCATTAAAATATAAAGAATCTCATCAAATGCTTGTGGTCTATCTACTGCGACATATGAACAATTATATCCTGCGATATTTTCTTTTTCAAGTGCTTCACCAGCAGTCATAAGACATCTCATAGAAGGCATAATTTTTAACTCTAATATATTTTCTCTTAATTGTTTTTTCAACTTATCTGTCATTTTATATTTGTGCATTTTCTTTAAATGATTCTCAAAAAAAGTAAAATATCTTGATACCGTTTCGTGCCAGGTTTCTCGTCTATTTTCTTCGGGTATCCATCTTGAATACCTTGATAAATGAATGAATTGTTGATATTGTGTAGGCAAATCGTTGTGCATTTGTTATGACTCCTTAAACTTTTTTCCAGTCTATTAATCTCGTTTTGGCATGGAGACTAGAGAAGGTATTATTACTTATAATTCCATGGATTTCTGTGGAAGTTTTACCAGAAAGTACCATGTCATTAATATCTTTTTCATGAATGTTATCGGGCCAAATTACAATCGACTGGTTTTGTGCAATAGACCTTTCCATTCTTTTTATTATCTCCAAATTTCTTGGTTCATTATCATAGATAATCGTATAGTTTTTTTTATCAATATCTAATTTAAAATCAGCACCAGCAACAGCAAGACAATTGTCAAGAAAAAGACTATCAATCGGTCCTTCGACAAGATAAACATGTTTATCAAAATCAATTCTATCAAGACCAAATATTTTATTTCTTTCTTCCAACATTATCGTAATATATTTTGGATTTTCTTTTCCAAAGGACCTACCTTGATAACCAAATAAAATATTTTCCTCATTAAAAAATGGAATGACTAATCTTGGGTGGTCACCTTTAAGTGATGGAAATTTATTTGGTAAAAGTGTATTGGTAAATGCAAAAAATCCAGATGTAAAATATAATTTAGAATAATATTCTTTTGGAATTTTTCTTTCTTCTAAAAATTTTATTGCTGGGTGTGAAGTTTTTAAATCATCAAAATTTTTAAGTTGATAAAACAAATCTTCAAACTTAGTTTGTTCGTGTATGTTAAACTCTGGTGGTTTAAAATCGAATTTTGGTTTTTCGGTGGAAGATACATCAGATGTATATCTTGCCATTATATACTGTTTATGTAAATCAATATCAATATGTTTAATTAAATTACCCAATGTTAATCCTATAGAACAGTTGTGGCATTTATAAAAAAAGTCATTCTTTTTTTGAAAGAGATATCCTCTCGCTTTCACACGACTTCTTTTAGAGTCTCCACAAACTGGACACCTGAAGTTAAATAAATTGTTTCCCTTCTCTTTGTATAATTTTAATTGAGAAGACAATCTTCTTATAAATTCTATATCAATATGGTTATGCATAATAAAGTCTTTCTAATATGATACACTAAAAAATAGAAAAGTCAAATAAAAATTAAAACTGTATAAATTTATTTAACATAAATCCTACCACAATCGCACCACCAATAATTAACCATCTCCAATTTTCCAAAACACCAACTCTATTATCCAAGTCGTCTTTCAAAGAATCTATCTGTTTTTTAGTATTTTCTATGATATGTTGTTCAGTATTAGTAACTCTTTCATATAATTCTCTATTAATAGTAGTAATCCTGCTATGAATTTCTTTAATATCTGTCGCTAATTCTTTTCTTTTTTCTTCTATCTGTAAAACATTATCATTTAGTATTTCTTCTTGTCTTTCAATCTTTTCTTCATGGACTGCTAACATGATATGAATAGAACTTGATACATCTGTAATCTTTGTAATCGCTTTATCTAATCTTATATGAATCTGTTTCATCTCTGAAACTTCTCGTTGTAAAACATCTATTTCTGTGCGTACACCCTTATCCATTGGTACACTAGATGCCCATGAATTATTGTTGTTTGTTGGTCCATTCGCCATGTTAACAGTCCTCCTTATTCAATTATTTTTCTTCGGTTATCAAAGTCCATGCACCATAAATTATAGCTGCGTATGCACACAACTTAGCAATAGGACTAAAAAAAACAACAACAACACCGAATCCAATCAATGTTGCGCCGTCCCAAGATGTTCTTTCATTAACTCTATCTTTTACCCATTTAGACATTTTTGTTCTCCATTTGTTTAATTTTTTGTTCCAAACCATCTATTTTCTGTGCAATGTTTGGATACTTTTTCCTCCATTGTTCTTCTGTTTCAAGAATCTTTAAATTATATCTATCTGCTGCCCAATTATAAAATTGAGAAAACTTTGCATATGTCCATATACCTAAAGAAGTTGTCTCGAACCATTTTGCCGTTGCACTTCCAACAATACCACTAGCGATTGCTCTTAATAAAAAATACCACATATTTTTTTCCTCTTATACGATTGCAGACCAAAGATTTCTTAATTTGTTTGCATAACGAGAAGATGAATGGTCTTTGAATCCATCAAAAAACTGCCACTTTTTAAGTGCAGCCCATCTACCTCTCATTTTATCTTTGAATCTCTGCCAGTATGAATCTCCATTCCTCATATTTCCATAATGATTGATATAACACAATTCCCCATGATGAGTAAATCCCATTATCCATAATGGAAATTTTGGAACTACATCATTATTATTAACGAATCTTTTATGTTCCGCTTTCAATCCTTTACAAAAAATTTCCCCACCTACTCTAGGAGAACCATATGTATATAGTTTTGGATTTAGATGTTCTAATCTTGATGCACAAATAGTTGCCATTGCACCACCAAGTGAATGTCCTGTAATCCAAATTTGTTTTTTAGTTGTCTTTGGTAATACTTCTAAAATACTATTCCAAAGTTTATCAACTTCTTTTTGAAATCCCATATGCACCCAACCTTCTTGACCACTTTTTGCTGGTCTTTTAAAGAGAGTTATATCTGCTTTGATATCACTCAACTTTTGTGGTTCTGTGCCACGAAATGCAATTATTATATGCCCTGTGTTGCTTGCAATATGAACTTGAGCACCTCGAACACTTAAATAAGTATGACTTTTAAAACCTATACTACTAAATTGTTCTTTGGCAAATTTTCCACGGTGGTAAGCAAGCGAAGAGCACTCTGCAAAAAAATAATTATTTTGCACATCATCATCAAAAGATATTCCTTGACAATAATTAAAATATTTTTTTAAACTTGGCATTTTATTCTTCCTCTTTTTTTGTTTCTTCTTTCTTTGTGCCTTCTGCTACTATTTCATAATATATAATAATCTCTTTTTGTTGTTTAATGTATCGTTTTACATCTTGAACATCCAACGCAAGATTTTCATAATCTCTCACAGACATTGCAATATATACCAAGTCAGAATTTTTCTTTAAAAATCGTTCTTTAAAATCTTCAAAATTCTTTTCTGTTACAACATAAAAATGTATACCATTCATTGATATTGGTTTTGGCCAAGGTTGAATGGGAATACTTCTATCAACCCGAATAGTTCTTACATTTAAATCCTTTGTTCCACTCAAAAAAGAACAACCACTTACTCCAAAAATTAATCCTAATATTAATAATCCCGCTTTTATTTCCATAACATATTACCTCGTTGGTCGCTTCGTTAAATCCTCTATAGATTTATATTCTCTTTTAGTCGCCCTGTTTATTATTTTTTCTATTAAACCTGGTTTTCTTAATGCATCTCTCGTTAAATTATGTCTTTGTAATTTTTTATGTAATGCGTCTTTCTCCTTCTCTGCATCATCTAATCTAATTTGCAATCGCCGGTTTTCTTTATCAAATCTCTCTGCATCTTGTTGCAAAGTATCTATCGCTGTTTGTTGAGTTTGAACTGCAGTTTCTAATTTTGCATTGTTCTTCGTCAACACTTGGATACGATTTTGTGTATCCTTATAATAAAAATAAAAACCACCTGCCATAGCAGCCATCAAGACACCCATAATCAACATTCCCTTTAATCCCATTTCATTTCACTCCTTTTACTTATATATTGTATGAACATACCATACGATTATTATTACACACATTGCTATTGCATAACCATTCATGTATCTATTTATATTATCTATTATCTGGAATTATAAGTTTGAAGGAGTTTTCTTTGGTTTCTTTGCTTCATCAACTTCACGAACCTGTTCTAATAATTCTTGAAATTGATGAAAATCTTTAAAATTTTCTACTCTTAATACTGGATTAGTTGTCCTAAAATCTTTCTTTCTCATTATAGTTTTTGCAACTAAATCCAACTCATTATTTTTTTTATCTACTGCTAATACAAATGGTAAATTAACATTACTATTCATATCTGCAATAACTGCTTGTGCTTTCGCACCCATATCTTTTATTTTAGTTCCATATTTTTGTCGTGATTTTTTAAATAAAGCAAGCAATTCGTTAGTAGTTATCTGTTCCTTGTTTCTTGCATCATTCAATCTTGCAAGAAAATGCTTACTAAATTCTACATCAATCTTTAAAGACCTAAAAATCTTATCTGCATACTTCTCAACTTGGTCTAATTGCGACTTAGATACTAATTTTCTTTTTTGTCCTGTTACCATTGGTTTGTATGTATCAAGACCAGCACCACTAGAACCATAAGCGTCCATTGTGGACGCATTTAAATCTGGTACTGGTTTGTATGAATCAATAGGAAGATAAGGATAGGTATATTCCTTAAAAGTTTTTTTCATTTTGTACTTATACCTTTACTTGTTGTTTTTTTTCTTCTCTTTTTGCTCTTAATGCCATGATACGTTCAATGAATTTTTTAGCTTCTCTTACTCTACCATCCATTTGAATAAATCTTTTCTTCTTTTTGGGTGGAACTGGAACAGTCGAACTATCATCACCTGTCCCCGATACTGCAGTACCAGTTGCATTTGTTGGCACATCTTCTGGTAATACGGTAGTCGGTTTTTGAAGACCTAACTTTTCATCTTTATAGTATCGTTTCATTACTTCAGCAAATTTTGGTTTTTTATTCATTTCTCTTTTATATCCTCTAAACTTATATATAATGTCTCTTTTGATTTTTCGTGAATAACAGGAAAAATTTCTACACCTAAAACTGTATCAGTAGGCGAAGTATCCTGCGTTGCAAAAACTTTATCACCTTTCTTTGCAACTATATCTTCTGACTGTCGACTTAAAATATCACTTTGAAGCATATATTCCCCTTTAGGTAATATCTCTCCAAATCCAATGACTTCTTCAGATATACTATCATCTATTTCATAATTTTCTTTTAAATATTCCAAAAATGTTTTTTCTATAAATCTGGGGTCTTCAAAATTCTCTTTAAATGTATCTTTAAGTAAAAATAATGCAGCTGCATATGTACCTACTTTTGTTTTTAAACCAGGTACTTTTGCAAATATTTTTTTAATATTAAAAACAAGTTTGTGTAAAATAGTATATGCATTTTTTAATTCGGAAGTTGTTAAGTCAACAGCAGGTTTAGATGACTTTTCTTTTCTAATTCTGTTACCTTTTTCGTCAATAATGCCAAATTTATATGCATCTGTTTTCTCAAACGGAGTTGTAAGTATTCTTAAAAAACGATATGCGACAAATAAATCAATTGCTGAACCCATTTTAATTTCCCCTATCTAAGTTTATCACTTGCCCAACCCAGTACAGTATCAAGAATACTATCTATTTTAAGTCTACTACCACTATTCATTGCAAACTCTGCTGTAGATTTTTTTCCTTTATCAAGCTTGCTACTTTTCATAAAAATAGCATATAGTCTTAACACAGATTTTCTAACTGTTAGTTTACCACCATCATATGGAATATCAACCTCACCTGTTCTACTAAACTTTTTCTCGTTTTTTATAATATCAGCATGATTGTTTTGCCAATCTTTCAAGTTTTCTTCAATTTCTTCAATTGATTCTTTAAAAGAATTTATAAGCATACTCTGTTTATCTCCTTTCTTAACTGCATATTCAAGACTTTCTTTATCACTTTTATTTGATTGATTCATTTTATTAGCAAATAAATCTAAAAGTTCTTTTGGTGCTCTTCCGCCTCGTACAAGCATTTTTTCAGCAGGTATTCTTGTCCATGATGGTTTTCTTGGCGCTGTATCCTTATCTCTGGCATAAAGTGAATGGTCATATTTGAATGGATTTCTGGTTTCTGTTAATACATCTTTTTTAAATGATTCTAACATCTTTTGTTCTAATCTTTCTGTAAAAGAATTCAAAAGGTCTTTATCCTTACCACCATATTCTTTATATTTCTTTTTAACAATTGTGATAAATTGTTTTATTTGAGATGGGGTTCTTCTAATCGGTACTGCTTTCTGACCATCATTTAAAGCTTTTTGTAGTGGTACATCGCCTCTTTTAAGTCCTCTGTTAGTATCTTTTCGTTTTATAAGCGGAAATAGTTTTTTGGAAGTATCAGGTTGAGAAATCCCCGAAATCCCCGCCGTGCCACTATATTCTTTAAATGATTTTACATCCATCTTTATATCTCGTTTAACTCTCTCAAAAGCACTTCATCTGTTTCTATGTCATTTAATTCGTCTGGTCTTAATATATTTAAAAATAACATAAACGCTTTTAATGCACCCCAATATTTTTTATCTATCTTAAACAATAACAAAGTTGCAGCTACTTCACCACCAAACACATTAATCAAAAGTGTTATGTGGTTCAATAACAAAGTTTTTTTCAACTTACCCGTTTCATAATATTTGCGAAGAAGTCGTTTGATGTATTTAAATTTCTTTAAATCATCATAAAATTCCTTTTCTCCTTCGCATTCTGGATTATTGTAATGTTTAATTGCAAACATAATCCAATTATCCTGTGTTATCTTCTCATACATAATAAAACCACAACTCGTTAAAGTTTAAACTTATTCGCCGAGTCTTGCAGTCAACAATGTTGAACCAGCAGGACTTAAATCGTGTGTGAAGTGAATCTTGATAGGATTTTCTCTCATATGTGCTTGTCCACTTGGGTCGTTTGTGATTTCATCTGGGGATTCCTCTCCAGTTTTTCCAAATCTTCCACCATGTACAATCAACACTTCAGATACTTCTCCATTATCTTCTGCGAAAGTAGGTATGTTAAAATCAAGACCTACCGTATTCAATGTTTCACGCAATTTTTTAATTGCATGATATGGATTTAAATATTCTCCACTAATTGAACCTACATATGAATTTAATTCTTGCACAACCATATCGTTACTAAGGTCTGCGAGATTCATATTGTCGCCAATCATTTCGCCACCGAAGCCTGGATTAACTCCAGGACTAGCTGCGCCTAAATCTGAACGATTTTCTGTTATAAAACTTTTAAATCTTTTCATCTTCCTTTTCCTTATCCTCTTTGGAATCTTCCAATTTTATATCAGAAGATTCCTCAGATATTACTTCACTCAAAACTTTCTTTTTCTTCCTGTTACTTCTTTTCACAGGTTTGATTTCTGGGGTAACTTCGATTAATGTTTGTTTTTCATCAATCATAGGTTTTCCGCCAGCACCATATTTAATAAGTTTTTCACTCATAATTTATACCTCATTATGCAATTGTTGGACCTGCGCCAGGTGTTCCTGGTCCCCAAGCACCAATTACTGCCCATCCTGTAGCAATCCACATTAGAATTGCACAATCGCCAGCATCAGCAAATGTAAGTGTAGTTCCATTAGCCATAGTTGATGGTGTTAAAGTAGCGTCACCACCGTCTGTAATGAAAACAATAATTTTAATCTGCCCAACAGAACCATCTGCTAAAGTTAGTGCGATTGCACCAGAACTTGCAACAGTTGTTACTGGAGTTGTTACATTGACTGCACCAGCGGCTGTTAATGCCTGTGGTGTTGAATCAAACGCCAACCATGTTGGAAAATTGTTAAATAAATTAGCAATAGTAATCTTCTTATTAACAGGTGTACCTGATGGGTCATCAATAACGTGAAGTAAATCTTCAGACGCAATCGCTGTACCTAAATCTGTTAATGCTGTAATTTTCTTATCAGCCATTTTCTTTTCTCCTATAAACCCCTAAGAATTATTTTTTATTTTTCTTAGTGGGAATGCTACTGTCGGCATTATCACCGACATCACTTTCTTTATCTAATTGCTGAAGAAATTGGTCGCATTGTTGAATCGCACCAGATAACGCTGTTATCCTTGCGATTGCACTAGCTTTTTCGTTGTCGAGTTTCTCGACAAGCTCACGCATTGACTCTGAATCTTTTTGCAATGCGGCCTTTCTTTCTTCAATCTGTTTCTTATCTATCATATTCTTTATTTCACCTCACTTAATATAATTTCTTATCAATTAATCACTGAATCTTACGAAGCACAAGCTAAACTAACTAACGCAGTAGTTGTACTACCAGATGAAGTTCCAGCAACCGTATTTAATGTTTGAGTATCATTCGCATTGGTTGTGGTGTTCCATAATTCAGAAT